TGCAGCCCCAGCTGTAATATCTCGAATTAATCCAGCACGCTCGGCTTTTCTAAAAGCCTTAACAGCTTCCTTGTAGGCAGCATCGATAATTTCTCTATCAGCGGCTAAAACTGGATCTCTAATTACATTAATAGGCATAGGCACATTAATTGAGCCTCGTTCTGCCATTTTTGCAGCCCATGCGATGGCCAATTCCTCAGCAGCCACAGCCCTAGGACCTCGACCCACACTCCATGCTACACCTCTTAAGATATTGTTGATAAAGGAGTCAACCCTGCTTTCTTGAATAATGTCTAGAACTTTCATGATAATCCAAATATATCTTTTATTTATCGAAGAAGAACTGCGTTCTTCTGTGTTTTTCGCTTGCGCTCAAACACATTTATCTTAAGAATTAACTGCGAAGCAGTTTAAATATTATCTAGATTGTTCAGTCACACTTAGCCCGATAGGGCTAAAGTTGAACATTATCTGAGTTGAACATGTCACACAGCGTTAGAGCATTACAGTGGCGGTCAGCCGGTACCACGAGCTCAGTCTTATACTGACGGCAGTCTACAAATATACGCTATCATACCTGCAGACGTTAGGGAGTTACCCTTCTTTTAGCCTTTTTTAATTGTCTTTAAACAGCAAAACCGGTTGTGTAGGCATATCCGATCCACGTCCTGTTAAGGATAGTTGCTGAGTACTCACAACGGCGAGAGATTTCCGTACCCTGCGACATCACCAGGGATTAGGGCGCACGAACTTGGCCTGCGCTGAGCTTTAACCGTTTGATTGAGCCTGTGCTTGTTCTTGTAGGCGTTGCCTTAAGACGTTTGATCCGCCAATTCTACAGTTGATAATACCGTTGTAGTATTCATCTGACTCTAAAACTCTGCGTTCAAACTGCTCTCTTGCCTCTAAGTATGACATTTCTGCCTTGCTTTTACAAAGATAAAGTATTTCTCTTGTGAAATTTTCTGGACCTAGTGCTTGGACATCTGCTTGTAGCCTGTCGCTAGAACCCCAGTATTCGCGCCAATCGCTTTCTACTGTGCTTCTGCGTTTGAGTTTACGGCCTTTGAGTGGTGGGCGTGTCTTTTTGAACTGTGCTAATTTTTTGCCTATGTATTTTTGTCCAGAGGTGAGATTGGTAATAAGATAAACGAAGCCAATATAGCCTTCAGGTATTTCTTCTACGGGTTTATTTTGATAGGTCCACTGCACTAAACTAGTTAGTGTCTTTGGTCCCAGCCTTGGCTTCTTTTTGACTGCGCCTCTGTGCCTTTTGTTCTGCCATTTCTATGTTTCTTAGCCTACGCCAGTCCATGATTAGGGCTCTACGCCGATCACAGAGTTTTTTGATTTCTAACAGCCAGTACCTGGTGTCCATACCGGCTCGTTTGGTTCCTTCAGTAATCCACTTTTGATTGGCTTCAAAGTACTTGCGGAATGCCTGTAGCAGTTCTGCGTGTACTTGCTCATCTTGAGGGATCATGCTCATCTAGACAAGCCCTTTAATAACTTGTCTGCTTCTGCATCAACTACACGTTGACGCAATTCAGTGGTAGAAAACGTATGTTTACGTTTGTTAAAATAGAATTTAATACCGCGATCAATGCACTCTTGCCTGCCAGTAAAGGCTCGATCTTCGTACTCTTCGCCTAGTATTCTAACATCAATTGGATAAGACAATAGAATGTCTACTAGCTCTTTTTCAGTGCTATAGGGCACGATTTCGTCAACATACTTACAGGCTTCTAGTTGAACAAATCGCTCAAACATGCTCTGTACGGGTTGATTTTTAGTGTCCGGCCTGTCAATAGTAGGATCAGTTTGCAGGCCCACGATTAGATAATCACACTGGCTCTTGGCTTCTTTAAGCATGATAATGTGTCCTGCATGGAACAAGTCAAATGTTGAACAGGTAAATCCAGTCTTCATTCAGTGATCTCCACATCATTAGCATAGCTGGTAAAACCATTTTCCTTGATAACCTTAAGAACATTGCTGACGCGACCTACTAGTTCGTCCTTGTGGCTGATCAAATAGATGTTTTTCTTACGCTCACGGCCCATCTTCTTAAGTACAGCTAGGGCATTTTCAACACCACTAGAGTCGAGACCGTTATCAATAAGTTCGTCAATGAACAATAGATTGATCTGTTGATACAGGCTTTCCCACACATCACGGAATGCCCAAGACAGACCTAAAATAAGTCTATTACGTTCGCCACGTGACAAGTTGTCAAAGTCTAGATCCTGTCCAAGCTGTGTAATTTCCACAGTGAGATCGTTTTGGAAACTGACTGTGTGCGGCAAGCCCATCTTATCTAGATAATAGGTCAAACGATTATTAAGGTACGCTAGATTCTGATCAATGATCTTTTTACGGATAAAGCTGTCTTTAGACGTCAGTAGATTTAGCAAGAACGTTTGATGATCTCTAACACTGGTCAGTTCATTAACACGATCCCAAGATATTTCCTGCAGAGCAGTATTGGTCAACTCGTCAATCTGTTCTTGATAGGGATCAGTTTCACCTGCTTTGACTGTAAACTGTGTTTCTAATGTCTGAAGATTGTTTTGATGCTTGAGTGCTTCTTCTAATGTGTCATAGTAAGTAGCAGGCGGAGCATCTTGTTCACCGATAGACTTAATTTCTTTGAGAATTTTATCTAGATCTTGTGACACTTTGTCAAAGTAACGCTGTGCTTCTGCTAGATGTTCAGCGGCAGTGGCAGTCATTTCACCGTGTTTATGATCTTGTAGACCTTGATCACATGCATGGCATTTTTTGTCCGCCAGCGACGCGAGCTCTGCCGCGTATTTTTTTACGCTTCGCTCCGCTTGCGCTGTCGCGCTTTCTAGCGTTGCCCTCTCCTTGTTTAGGCTCTTGAGCTTGGCGCTGTGCTCCTTATAAGTTTTGTGCAGAGCATGATATTCAAGCTCTTGCCCAATGTCAACATTCTCGAGCTCAATAATAGCACGACCAATCTTTTCAAGATCAGTTTCGTGCTGTGTATTCCAAACCCGTTGTTTAGTCTTAAGTCCTTCAATACTCAGCTGTATTTTTTCGTTAGATTTCTTAGTTGCTTCAATGTTAGCCGACTCTTGTGTAATTTCATCTTTGGTTTGTTTGATTAATTCACGAAGTCTTTCAGCTTTTTCGCTGAGAATAGTAATGCCCAACAGTTGTTCAATGATAACTCTTTGATCATTTGAACGCATACTAAGGAACGGCTCACTGTAGGTGTTTAAGGCTACAAGATGTTTGAACATTTCATGACTCATGCCCAACAGATCATCTAGATCTTTTTGTGTTTCACGCATGTCGCCTTGACTGTTGTCTTCGGACTCTTCTGATTCTTGCTCTTCGTCGTTAACATAGAACTTGAGCACATTAGGTTTGCGTCCTCGTTCTATCCTATATTCAGTGCCGTTCATATCAAAAGACAATGTAACCAACATGTTTTTGTTGTTGATCTTATTAATTAGATTGTCTTTTTTAATGTTTGTTAGAGCTTGTCCGTAGAGCGCATAACTTAGTGCATTGATAATTGTTGTTTTACCAGTACCGTTGCGAGCTCCGCTATCGTCCCCACCCATGTCTAGGTTTTCTCCTAGTACAAGAGTTAAATGTCCTTTGTCAAAATCTACAGCTTGGGTTTGATTACCCACACTCATAAAGTTTTTAACAGTTAAGTCTTTAATTTTTATCATAGAATCCGGTTCACAGACTGTTATAAATTTCTAACAGTTTATTTTTGTCAACTATATTGCTGTCAATATTGACAATTTGATTTGAAACAATTTGATCAACTGACTCAAATGCCTGTACATCGATATCTGTATTAATTTCAACAGACTTCTTTTCTGCAATTAGTGTTAGCTCTCTAATATCATATTGTGATATAAAGTTTTCTTTGATGAAACTTGCTTCTTCGTAACTAATATCAATATCTAAAGTGACTCTTAAATGCTGTTTAGGTTTGATTAAACGATCAGCTTCGTCGATCAATGTACTTAATTTTGTAGTACGGAACGTAGGTTGATCAGGCCACGAATAAAATTCAGGCTTGCCGCCCCACTCTAGTATCATCATTCCGCGTTCGTCATCCCATGCATCTGCATAATTGTGCGGGAAAGCGTTGCCGATGTAAATCATATTGGACTTTTGCTGTCTTTTATGGAAGTGTCCGCTAAAACCTAACTCATATGCTTTAAAACTTTCTAGATTAATCTCTCCGTGGTCCGGCATCTGCACCATGGCGTTCATAAAGAAGTTGGGCAATTCAAAGTGACCAAAGATATATTTGCCACCTTTTTTGCCTACAGTCTTCCATTCTTCGCCAACAAGCCAAGGGCACATGGTCACATCACCTACAGTCATAGGCTTATGTACGATTGTAATACCGGGAATGTACTTGCCAAACTCTACAGAGTGGATATCACGCTTATCTTTATAGTAAAGATCATGATTACCAGGAAAAAAATAAAACTGACTAAAACTTTGTCCAAGTTTTTCCAATGCTCGAAGGCTGTAGTCCATAGTAGTAATGTTAAGACTATTCCTGTTGTGATGCCAGTCGCCCATAAAAATACCAGTGTCACATCCTTCCTCCTTGGCTTTTTGTATATACCAATCAACAAAGTCTTCGCAATCTTGATTATGTACCTGACTGTTAGACTTTAGACCAAAGTGTATGTCTGTAAAACAGGCTACTTTTTTAAACAAATTGCTCATTCTTCATTTCCCTCTGCATATCGTTTAACGGCAGCTTCATGTTCACCTTGTCCAGTTCTGCTGTAACTAGGATTCATGCCGTTGATTTCTAAGATATCGTCACGAATGTTTTGATTGCGTTTTTCTATGTTGATGACTCTAACAAAACTGTTAGTAACGGCGGCAGTAAAATAAGCAAAAGGATTGTCCGACTTACTCTCGTCGAACTGAAGACCAATTTGAGTAAGTTGAAGTATAGCCTGGCCGCGCATTTCATCGTTGTAAGTATATCCACGAACGTTACCTCTTGTAGCATATCGCTCACACAGTTTAATCATCATACGTGCTAGAGTATTGGTTATTTGACCTGCGTCCTTGTCAAACTTACCTTTTTCTAAATCTCCACGCCAGTGACTTTTTCCTACACAAACTAATTCGTCGTTCTCGTTAAATTTCCAGTGTTGGAACGGGGGAAAGTTAACTTTGTCGTGACGATCAGCAGTGCTCTTAGGATTGCGCTTTCTAATAGCATTAGTTGGTATGTGATCATAGGTCATGATTCTAAAAACTACATCTGTTTTTAGGATCTTTTTATAGTCTACTTCACAATCTGCTTGTTTAATCTTTTCGCCAGCACTTTTTCTTGCTTGATAATCTTGTTCGCCTAGTCGTTTTGCTCGATTTCGCTTGGCTTCAGCAATAGTTCTAATATTGATTTTATCTAGATTTGGTAAAATAATATCGTATTGATGATATTCTGGTTGTGTAAAACTACAGTAAGAACTTTTGCTTTTGTGTATTTCGGCTAGCATATCCTTATTGTTTAGATAGTTAATTTTAGTTGTTGTC